CAAGTATCTTTCAATCAATGCTGGATTAGCATACTCGTCAATAGTTCCAGACAAAACTAACTGTATATCTTTATCTGAGGCTACTCCAGGGGGTAATGAATCTATAGAATACGCTATTCTTATTTCGTTTAACTCAGTTCTGTTAAGTATTAACGGATCATTTGATCCAAGCAATCTATTTAATCCTTCTTTCCCTCTTGCAACAAAACCGCTACGACCCCCTCCTCCCTTGAGGTTTGCAAAAGTGTCTGCCGTTCTATCTGCGTTACTTACAAGTCTTCTTGCGGTATTATATTCATCTAATAACTCTTCTTGTCTTTTTGTTGTTGCAACAGATAAATCTGCTCTATTATTTTCTATTCTTTGCCTTTCATTCTCTACTTGCTGTTCTAAAACAGACATCCTTGTTTTGTCAATTTCGTTTTGTCGTTCTGCATTTTCAGTAGCTAAATCTAACCTTGATAGTTCTGCATTTAATCTTTGTCTTTGTAAACCAAGATTTTGGTCTGCTCTTGTTTCTTGTCTCTCATCAAGATTTATTTGTCTTTCTAGCTCTTTCCTTGCTGTTTCTCTATCTTCTGCAATTTGTTCCTGCTCTGTAGCCGCTTGCAACAACCCTAACGATTGGGCAGGAAATATATTCTGTAGTTGTTTTGATAAATCCTTTAGACCTTCTGGGGTCTTAGGATCACCAGCCATTAAAGCATCTGATAACTTTTGAGAAGAATCACGCATATCAAGACCTAACATACCGCCTAAGTTTTCTTTAACCCTATCTTGGGACTCAGCAATATTCATAAAGGTTGCGCCAGCCAAAGGATTTAATAAAGAGGCTACGCTACCTCTAGGAGCCATAAAGCTCTGAGCTTGATTTAATCTTTCAAGCATTTGTCTTTGTTGTCTTTGTTCAGGAGTTTCAATAACATCTCTAAACAATGAAGGTATATTTATAGCCATTATTGTCTCCTAAATGTACGGACTATTGTTTGCTGGTGCTGGTGGCCTATCATTTAATAACCCTGGTACATTAGGGACATTAAAGTTTGGAAAATTGCCTAAAAAAGCGTCTGTTATTGGATTTCCTGTCGGAGATGCAGGTGTATAAGTTGTAGTAGTTGTACCACCACCCTGACCTGCCCTTTCAGCAGCCAACAAATCAAACAAGCCTTTGTACTGTTGCTGTCTTAACGCATTTTCCAATGCTCTAATGCCTAAATCAGCTTCTAAGCCTGATTCTGCTAGGCCGCCAAACAGTTCACCCCTACCTAAATCGAGGGCTATTTGATTTCTATTCATTTGCAGCATAGGATTCAAGGCCGATAACAGTCCTGCCTGTGGCGTATAAGCCGCAGGGATAGCCCGTAGTCCTAATTCTCCTGCTAGTCCTAACCTACCCCTTAATTCCTGCAATCCCTGTAGGGTTTGTTGAGAACCTAATGCTTGTTCTGCCCTAGCCTGATCCATAGCACCCAAGACATTACGGCTTCTTTGTTCTTCAATGGCTTTAGCCTGTGCCAGTTCTTCAGGTGTGCCGCCAAACATAGCCGATCTAACACCGCTACGGCCCTGATTAACTAACCTTTGCTCTAAACCTAACCTAGCCCTTTCACGTTCAGGAGCTTGTACTGCTTCTAATCTGTCAAATAGCTGTTGTTCCCTAGTAGCCCTATCTTCAGGGGCTTGGGTTAGCATATTAATCAGGTTAGTTTGTTCTTGTTCACGCTGTTCAGGGCTTCCAAGAATATCAAATGCTTGTTGACCAAAGCCTAGCAGCGAGTTTTGAAGGTTTTGTTCAGGTTGAGTAAGCTGTAAGTTAAGACCTGTAGGTTGACCAAATTCATTTACAGTTGTTGCTGCTTTTTGACCTGTGCCTGTAGTAACAGTAAAAGGTTTGAATTGTGTTTGCCTTCCAAGCTCACCAAGAATCCCGCCTCCCATTTCACTAAAATCTTGATCGCCCCTTAAATCTGCTTGATAGTCTCGCCTAGCTTCTGCTAAATCGCTTATACCTTTTGCACCTAGACCTGCCTGACCTAAAGCCCCTAAAAGGCCCGCGCCATCACTACCAAAGAAACCACCACCACCTTGATTTAAACCAAATAAATTTCTACCAAAATCTTCCCAAGTATGACCTGCTTCATGTGGCATTAGTAAGTCCCTCCATCTAGTGTCCCAGTGAACGTACCTGACACCGTGAGGGCCGCAGCCGTTGTAGTCCCAGTGAATGTTGGCCCAGCCGTGTTTGCTTTCGTTGCTACTGCTGTGGCGATATTGTCAAATTCTGCATTGACTTCTGTGCCTTTGACCAACTTGGCAGCATTACCTGATACCAAAGAATCTTTAACGGCAAAGTTTGTGGTTTTTGTATAGTTGGACATTAGACTACCCTTCCTAACAAAGCGTGTACGTTGAGTTGTTGTATCGCTATTGACTTACCATTAACTGTAGACTCTACACCGATAGATACTACAGAACCAGAACCAGAAGCATTGACCTTCTGTCGATTAACCAGATTTAATGAAGACGCATATTCAGCAGTCGTATTATATTCACTGATATTATACTGCCCTGCATTGTTAGCAGGTAGTGTATATGCCTGTTTTTTATAGGCATTTGTATAATCATACGCCCAGTTTAATACAACAGTAGATTCTGCCCCATCAAATGTAGTCAGATTAACCTTCTTTAAAAACTTTAAAACACTACTGTCACCAAAGGCTAACGGGTGACTAAAGTAACTTATCTGATACGCCCCATCATTATCATCATACCCTGCATATTGAGCGATTCCTGTTGCAACCCCGATATATAAGGTTTCGTCAGCTAGATTTGTAAAACATAACGGAGCCAAGCTAGTCCATGTGGTTGCCCGATACGACCCATCCTGAAGAGGAAAACGGGTATCAAACACATATACCTGCTGTAATGTAGGGAAGTTCACCAAAACAAATGATTCATTTGGCGAATAGTGCATTTTAATATTGCCAGTTTCACTAGGAATTAAATTTTTAAGATCATTGTTGACGTTCTTAGAGATATCCCCAATCGGTGAGGACTTCTCTTGTATTGTCCTAGCCAGACTTCTAACACCAGATCGATCTAGGAATATTAAATCCTTACCTGTAGACACCACGCAATCCCTAGACACACAGCCTATATTTGAGATTGTATCTTCCAAAGTCATAGAAGCAGGTGCGCCAGCCCCTGAGTAAATAACAATTGAGTCTTTACCGAATATGATTAGGAAGCCGTTATGAGCCGCTAGAGCAACGATTTCGTCATAGCCTGTAGGCCATACGTTTGTAATGTCTATTGAACCTGTAGCTCCTCCTGTCCATGTAGTGCCATCTAAAGTATCAGACCAGTAAATAGTAGACTTGTCGGTAGCAAAGTCAGCAACAAATAGCTTACCAAACGCTGCCAAGACCTCATTTCCCTGTGGTGGTGTCCCTGCTGCACCCGCATGGGCTGACATTTTTTCTAAACTAGCAACACTGTGAGTATAGACTAACGGCTCATGCGCCCGTTGAAAGAAGAAAGCATGGTCATTGAAGTTCACAGCCTTCCAGTTGTTAGCACTTACTGTGTAAGAACCTGGAGTATCATCAGCTAGTGTAGACGTTCCCTTAAATAACTTGTTATTACCTGCTGATATTATGGCTGTATTCCCACCACTATCCCTGTACTGGTGTACCATTTCAATACCCGCAGAAGAACCAAGAACGGACGAACCATTACTGCTAACCATTTCGTAGCCTTTCCTAGCGGCTACCCTGCCTTCCTTGTCAATAATGCAGTTATCTGCAACAGAAGCAAACGTAGGGTCTTGAGCTAAAGGGGCATCTTGCGTGTTAATACCCGCAAACCCTGGAGCTGTAATTGTTATGCTTTGTAGTTTCTGAGCCATTAGTTCACCATAAATGTTATCTCAGAAGGGTACTTGTTAGCGTCAAAAGCTACTGCGTCAGACAGGGCAGTTGAAGCAACCGCAAACTGTTCAGCCGCCGACTGACCACCAGTTTCACCCCTTTCCCTTAAAGCCATAGCAAACGCTAACTGTATGACAGGGTTAGAGGGTACTGACAAAGCTGTACTGTCAGAAGACAAATCAGTCTGTGGAACAATAACGTCAAAGCGTAAGTTATAACTATCGTTAGGCTGTGGGTATAGCTTAACCTTTAAGTCACCGCTAGTGTCTTTGCCTATAAACGTGTAGTAATCAGGGCTTCCAGCGACTACAGCCGTATTGTAGTAAACATTGTTAAAGTAAGACTTACTACGCAGGGACATAAACTTCTGTCCTGTCGTATTCATTACATCCTTAACAACTGCCTGATCTCCGCTACCTGTTAGTGAATATTCACTTGTTCCGCTAGTTGTTGTTAGTGTTATTGAGTCCCGCAAAGCAGTCCAATCAAATGAATTTTCTACTATTTTTTTAGCGTCATTAACTAAATCGCCTATCAAAGCAGAATAATCTGTACCATTTGCAGTATCTACAGTGTCTTCTCGCAACCTTCGCAGAACATTATTTATCAAATCTATGTACGTCATACTAATGTCCTCAATAATCCGCTAGGCAAATTAAAATCTGGAATGTTATCTAACTTAGTAAATTTTGGTTCAAACAATATGTCATCAAAAAGCGTTTCAACAATAGGAGCAGACTGAAATATTTGCATTATCATCCCTGCTTTTTTCTCGGGCTGTATAGGTGTAGATATAGGAATATTTGGTAATCCTATAGGTTGATCGTCTACATTTACGTTCTCTGTACCCGTTTGA